GCGCCGGCGCAGGAGCTCGACCTACGCCTCGGCGCGGTCAAGGACGAGCTCAGCTACATGATCGAGGCGGGCGTGCCGGCGCTGACGATCGACCCGTCGTGCAAGCTCCTGCGCAAAGGCTTCGCGAGCCACTACCGCTACCGCAAAGAGCGGGTCGGGTCGCTCGAGCGGACGTCGGACAAGCCGGAGAAGAACGACTGGAGCCACCCGCACGACGCCCTGCAGTACTGGCTGCTCGGTAAGAAGGGCCGCTATGGCGCGATCACGGGCACGCGCGGGAGCGGGCTCGCTGGCCGTGCTGGGGCGGCTGGGGCGAGCACCGGCACGGTGATCATCCGCGACGGGGGCATGTGATGCGGGTCGCGCCGGCCGAGGCCGCCCACGTGCTCGCCATGCTCACCGCGCCGGCGCCGCGGTTAACACTGCCTCCCTCCGTCTATCGTCTCGTGCTCGGGCAGCTGGCCCTCAGTGAAGCGTATGCGTTTTTCGCCGACGACGCCGCGCCGGCCCCGGTCGTGATCGGCGGCCTGGCGCCGATCGGCGACGGCGACCGCGACTGCTGGTTTCTCGTGTCGCCGGCCGCGGCGCGCCACATGCGCCGCTTCGTCCGCCTGGCGCGCGGCATCCTGGCCGAGCGGACGGGCTGCATCTGTTTCGTGCGTCCCGAGAACCGGCAGGGCCGGCGGCTCGCCGCCCTGCTGGGGTTCGAGCCGGAGGCCGTGCTCATCGGCCGGCATCAGAGGTGGAGGCGGATTTGAGCAGCAAACTATTCGGCGGCGGGGACAAGCAGCTGCGCGAGATGCGGCGCGCACAGCGCGAGCAGGAGGCACAGCTCGCCGAGGAGCGGCGCAAGGTCGAGGCGGTCGAGGCCGGCCAGCGCCGCGTGCGCACGGGCGGCCGCGGGCTCTTGGCCTTCATCGAGGACAGTCTCGGCTCGACGTTCGGGGGAGCCTGACCCGTGGCCAACGATGCCCAGAAGACCAAAGACGCTCAGAAGGCCAAGGATGCGGAGGCGCGCATCGAGGCCGCCGACATCAAGGCGCACGCCAACGAGGCGTTCGAGAACGCGCGCAAGTATCACCAAGAGCTCGACGACATCTACAAGTTCTACATGCCGTTCCGGAAGTCGACGTCGGAGCAGGCGCCGGAGCGCGGCGGTCCGAGCGAGGGTCAGTCGCGCACCAACGAGGTGTTCGACGGCACCGGGCTCTCGGCCGCCTTCAACTTCGCCGGCACGATGCAGGCGGACTGGATGCCGCCCTTCGAGGACTTCTTCAAGCTCGAGCCAGGCCCGCTGATCCCCGAGGGCGACGCGAAAAAGCAGCTTTCCGAGGAGCTGCAGAAGATCACGCAGGTCGTTCACGGCGTGCTGCCGCGGGCGCGCGTGACGGCGCACGAGATGATGCTCGACCTGTTCGCCGGCACCGGTGCCATGAACATGGCCGCCGGCGAGGATGCCGAGCCGGTGCGCGCCCGCGCCGTGCCGCCCTCCGAGCTCGCCCTCGAGGAAGGGCCGTGGGGCGACATCTGGCACATCTGGTGGCGGCGGAACCGGAAATTTCGCGATCTCGAGGAGCTGTGGCCGAAGGGAAAGTTCTCGGACACCCTCTGGCGCGCCATGAAGGAGGACAGGTCGGCCGCGAGGCGATCGGTCACCTCGGTCACGCAGTACACCTACTACGACCCGAAAGAGAAGCTCTGGAAGCTGCGCGTGTGGTCGAGCCACGACGCACCGGAGGCTTTCATCTGGGAGGAGCCGTTCCGCACCTCACGCTGGGTGATCCCGCGCTTCTTCAAGGTGCCGGGCGAAACCTTCGGCCGCGGCCTGGCGCACCTCGGCCTGCCGTTCGTCAAGACGGCCAACAAGACCCGCGAGCTGGCGCTCAGGGCGGCCGCGTTCGCCATCCTCGGCATCTGGATGCGCCGCAACGATGCCGTGTTCAACCCCGACACCGCCATCTTCAAGCCGCTCGCCATGTGGACCGTGTCGTCGACCGGCGGTCCGCTGGGCCCGACGATCCAGCGGCTGCCGGTGCCGCAGGACTTCGACGTGTCCTCGATCGTCATGCAGGACGAGCGCGACCAGATCCGCCGCGTGCTGCTCGACGACGAGCTGCCATCCGAGCAGGACCCGGTGCGCTCGGCAACGGAGATCGCGGGGCGGCTCCGGCGCTATGCGAGGAACCGCGGCGGAACGGGGAGCCGCATCGCGCTCGAGCTCGTGACGCCGATCGTGCGGCACACGGTCGAGATCCTCGAGAAAACCGGCAAGCTGCCGACCAACATCTCGATCGACCAGCTCCTGACGCAGGTGACCGTGACGGCGCCGGCGGCGGCCGCGCAGCGGGCCGACAAGGTCGACCGGGCGGTCTCCTGGATCCAGATGATCGTCATGCTGTTCGGGCCGCAGGCGGCGATGCTGGCCGCAAAGGTCGAGGAGCTGCTGCCGGCCATGGGCCGCTGGCTCGGCGTCGACGAAACCCACATCCGTTCGAAAGCGGAAGCCGCACAACTGCAGGAGCTGATGCAGCAGATGGTGGCCGCGCAGGCCAATGCCGAAGCGCAGGCGAGCACACCGCCGCCCGATCCCGGCCAGCAGTTGGTGAACGGAGGGGCGGTTTAATGCGCTCACGGCGGACTGATCCTCGCCTTCGGCTCGGGCCGCCTCCGCGGGGGCGCCGCTCTACGGCGGGTCGCGCTTGCTCCCTGGCTCCCGCCGGCGGGACAGCCCGTGGCGCGGCCTTGCAGCTTCTGCCAGGGGGGAAACCATGAGCACGGACGTGCTGGGCGAAATCTTCAGCCGGCTCGAGACGGGCGGCTGGGGCGATCTGGAAAACCTCGGCGAGCAGATCGCCAGCGCCAACAAGGCGCAATCGCAGAAGCTGCGCGCGGAGGCCGAGCGCGAGGCCGCGATCGTCAAGGCGGCGCTCGACAACGACGCCGGCCGCGCGCTCCTCGATCTCCTCGTGCGCAAGACGCTGTTCCGGCCGAGCTCGGGCGAAGAGCAGGCGGCCGCGACGGCCGAGGCCTACGCGATCCTCAAAGCCCGGCGCGAGGGCCAGAACGCGATCGTTTTCATGCTCCTGCAGATGCTCGCGGTGGCGCGGGGGCAGGAGAAACAAGGGGGTGAGCTATGATCCGGTTCGGTTTTCTGCCTTTCCCGCTGTTCAACCCGGAAGGGGCTGGCGGCGGCGGCGGTGCAGGCGGGGCTGATGGTGGTGACGGCGGCGATCCGGGTAGCGATGCGGGCGCCGGCGGTCTGGCCGGGCACGCCGATAAGATCCTGAACGACGGCGACAAGGGCGGTCAGGGTGATGGCGGCGGTCAGGGCGGCGACGATGGCAAAGGTGGCGACAAGGGCGGCAAGGGCGACAAGGGTGGCCAGGATGGGCAGCCTTATTTCCCCGACGGTCTGCCCGAGATGCTGCGCGGCACAAACGACCGCGAGACGATCGACAAGCTGACCAAGGAGATCTCCGGCCGGCCGCAGCCGCCGGCGACGCCCGACGAGTACAAGCTCGAGCTTCCCGAGGACCTCGCCAAGAAGGTCGGCGACCTCGAGAACGACCAGGTGCTGAAGCTGTGGCGGGGCGTGGCGCACGAGCTGGGCCTCTCCAACGCGCAGTTCCAGGACGCCTTCGTCAAGCTGCACGAGAAGATGAGCGAGGCGGGGCTGCTCGAGGAGCCGGTCGATTACGACCAGGAGATCGAGAAGCTGGCGCCGAAGGCCGGCGACCCGAAGGTCAGGATGCAGCAGGCGGCGCAGCGGGTGAACGCCATCGCCAACACGGTCAAGGACTGGCAGACGCGGGGGGTGATCGACAAGTCCGACGCGGTGATCCTGTCGCTGATGTACGCCACGGCCGACAGCGTGAAGGCCTTCGAGAAGGTGATGAAGCTCATCCCGGGTGAGCACGGCGTGCAGGGCGGCGGCGCGGGCGGCGGCGATGGCCTCACCGACCACGAGCGGGCCATGCGGGCCATGTTCCCGAGCATGGTGAATGCGAGTTGAGCGTCCCGGTTAACACTTCCGCCCAGCCCCTATCCTGCGTCGGCGACTGAGCGGAACATTTTCGAACTGAACGGAGCTTGGCCATGCCTGTCCTGGCAACTACGAACCCGACGCTGGCGGACGTCGCCAAGCGGCTCGATCCCGACGGCAAGATCGCTGCGATCGTCGAGATCCTCAACGAGACGAACGAGATCCTGTTCGACATGCCCTGGATCGAGGGCAACCTGCCGACGGGGCATCGCTCGACGATCCGCACCGGCATCCCGGAGCCGACCTGGCGCAAGCTCTACGGCGGCGTGCAGCCGACGCGGTCGACCACGACGCAGGTCACCGACAACTGCGGCATGCTCGAAGCGTATGCCGAGAGCGACAAGGCGCTGGCCGACTTGAACGGCAACACGGCCGCGTTCCGCTTGAGCGAGGAGCGGCCGCACATCGAGGGCATGAGCCAGGAGCTGGCGAAAACGCTCTTCTACGGCAACGAGGGAACGCTGCCGGAGAGCTTCACGGGCTTCGCCCCGCGCTTCAACGACCGCACGCCTTCCGTCGCGGCCTCGGCCGACAACGTGATCCACGGCGGCGGCTCGGGCTCCGACAACACCTCGATCTGGCTCGTGGTGTGGGGCGAGCAGTCCGTGCACGGCATCTACCCCAAGGGGCAGCAGGCCGGGCTCTCTATGAAGGACATGGGCGAGGTCACGATCGAGAACGCCGACGGCCAGGGCGGCCGCATGCAGGCCTATCGCTCGCACTACAAGTGGAACTGCGGCCTCACCGTTCGCGACTGGCGCTACATCGTGCGCATCGCCAACATCGACATCAGCGATCTGACCAAGGATGCGCAGAGCGGCGCCGATCTCCTCGACCTGATCGCCCAGGCCTTCGAGCAGGTGCCGTCTCTCTCGGTCGGACGGCCGGTGCTCTACTGCAACCGGACCATCAAGTCGTTCCTGCGCCGGCAGCAGAAGAACTCCAAGAACGTGCAGATCTCGATGGAGCAGGTGCTGGGCCGGCGCGTGATGGTGCTCGACGAGGTACCGGTGCGCCGCTGCGACGCGATCCTCAACACGGAAGCGCTCGTGCCCGCCAGCTGAGGCGGCGCGAGCGGCTAACCCCTTTTTTCTTTCCGGCAAAGGAGCCCGGTCATGATCATCGACAGCCGCCTGCAGGTCTCGGCCAAGCAGGCCCTCACCGAAACCGCACCGTCGACGGACGTCATCGACCTCGGCGCGGTCAACCGCCTCCTCGGGCCCGGCGATCCGCTTTGGTGGGTCATCGTCGCGCGCACGGGGCTCGCCGGCACCACCCCGACGCTGGCGATCGCGGTGCAGACCGACGATGCCGCGAACTTCCCCTCCGCGGCGACGCTGCTCACGCATCCGACGCTGGCGGCAGCGGCGTTCACGACCGGCACGCGGGTGGTCATCCCGATGCCGTGGCAGAACGAGCGCTACCTGCGGCTCAACTACACGCTCGGCGGCACCACGCCGACGGCGACCGTCGACGCCTTCCTGACCAATCAGGACCCGGCGTCCTGGCTGGCGTACCCCGACGCGATCTAGCGGCAATCGGCAGTCGGCAGTCGTGAGATCGGAGGAAAGCCATGGCTGAGAAAGTTCGTTATCAGGTGCTGCAGAAGGTGTTCGTCAACGGCAGCCTGATCGACCCCAAGGGGCGCAAGGACGTGTTCGTCTACGCCGCCCCGGGGCTCGCAGGCAAAGCGCTGAAGCTGGCGCCGGAGAAGGGCAAGCCGAAGCCTGCCGGCGACAGCGGCGGCGGCAACGGCAACGGCGAGGGCGGCGGGTCCGAGACGACGTGATCCGCCGGCCTCTCCCCCTTGAGCCTCGGCGGTGAAGCGGCGCCGGTGCTTTTGTACCCCTCGGCACCGGCGCCGTAATTTGCAAGTGACCTGACACAAGTGGCGAGAGCGCGTTCGTGAAGTTGCGTTGTGCGCGTTGAGGGCCGGCGCTCGCGCCGGGCCGCAGTCGCGGCCTTGGGCCCTTCGGGCCGGTATGAGGTGGCGCCGTGACGACACGAATTATTTTGATCGACCGCGCGCTGGTGCGCATCGGCGCCGATCCGCTGGGCAGCGAAAGCGCGCCGGGGGCGGAGACGCACATCGCGGTCTACCAGGACGTGACCGAGGACCTGCTCACCCGGCACACCTGGCACTTCAACACGCAGACGCGCCAGCTCAACCGATTGGCGGCCGCGCCCGACCAGCACTGGGCCTACGCATACGAGCTGCCCACCGAGATGCTGGGCAGCCCGCGCGCGGTCTACGATCGCGCGGAGACCCGCGCGCCCTTCACGCGCTACGAGCTCTTCGAGGAACGGCAGCTCAGGACCAACGCCGAGGCAATCTGGCTCAAGTTCCAGAAGGCGACGCCGCCGGTTTACTGGCCCGGCTATTTCCGGTCGCTGGTGGTGCTCAATCTGATGGCGGAATTTGCGCTGTCAGTGCGCGAGGACCGAGTGCTGCGCAACGATCTCCTCGAGGAGTGCTTCGGGCCGCCGCAGATGCAGGGCCACGGCGGCAAGCTCGCCGAGGCGCGCGCGCTCAGCGACATGGCATCGCCCTCGCCGGTCCTGGCGGAAGGCGAGAACCCGCTGATCAGTGCGAGGATGTGAGATGGCCGAGCTGGCGATCGGGCTCTTTGCGGCATTGGGATCGACGGGCGCAGCGGCCGGCGCAGCCACGGCGGCCACCTGGGCGACGACGGTGACAACGGCCGCCGGCGTCACCTCGACCGTCGCGGCGGGCGCGTCGACGGCGCTCTCCGTGCTGCAGGGGGTTGCGACGGCGGGCTCGATCCTGTCCAGCCTCGCCGGTGGCCTGTCGGCCTACGCGGAAGCGCAGACCAATGCTGATCTGGCCCGGCTGCAGGGCAACCAGGAGGTGCTGGCGAGCGAGGAGGCGGCGATCCGTATCAAGCGCGACCTGGTGCAGAAGACAGGCGCGGCACGGGTCGCCTTTGCCGCCTCCGGCCTCGACATCTCTTCGAGCCAGGAGGTCGAGCGCGATCTCGCCGCCCAAGCCGAGTTCGAGACGGGGATCGAGAAGCAGAACGCGCGCATCCGGCGGGCGCAGGCGCTGGCGCGGGCAGGCCAGCTCGAGACGAGCGGCAGCATGAGCCTGCTCGCCGCGGGCGGCAAGGCGCTGGCCAGTGGCGCCGACTTCGGCATCGATATCGCGCGGCGGGGGTGAGGTGTGGTTCGCAAGGCGGAACTAACAAACAGCTTCACCAAGGGCGTGCTCGACCCGGCGCTTTCCGAGCGCATCGACCTCAAGCACTACTACGACAGCCTGGCCGAGGCGAAGAACCTCGAGGCGCGGCCGCAGGGCGGCATCCGCCGGCGGGCGGGCTGGTCGCTGCTGTCGGACGCGGACGTTGTGAATGCCGGCTACAAGCGGCGGCTGCGGCGGCGGATCGAGCCGATCCATGTCACGGCCGGCATGATCACCGCCCACAACGGCGGCACGACGGCGAACCTGGTCGACCAGGACCCGGAGACGGTGTTCACGACATCTGCAGCCGGCGCCGGCACCTTCGTCGTTCTGGAGGTCGACCTCGGGGCGCCGCGGGACGTGTGCTTCTTCGACGTCATCGGCTTTTACGCCGGCACGGCCGGCAAGGACGACGTGCTCGCGGTGGAGTACTGGGACGGATCGGCGTGGATCGAGATGCAGGGCGCCATCGAGCCGGAGCTCGGCACGCGGCGGAACATTCGATCCACCGGTTTAACGCCGTTGGCGGACGTTGCTGTCGCAACGACCGCGCACATTGAGATCGCAGGAGACCCGATCATCGACGGGGTGCAGGTCGGCGACGGCACCCGCGTTCTGGTGAAGAACCAGAATGATCCGACCACCAATGGCATCTACACTGTTTCGTTTGGCGGCAGCTCGTTCACTTGGGCACGCGCCAGCGATGCTGACAGCGCATCGGAAATCTACCGCTCCATCGTGGCTGTCACTGGCGGCAACGTCAACGGAGGCACACGCTGGGCCAATCTAGGCCCGCAGCCTGCCGGTGACTTCGCAGATTGGCCTAAGCTCTACGAGCGCGTCGACCAGCTCGGCCGCACGCGCCGCTTCGGCGAGTGGCCGGGCGGACCGGCCGGGCAGCCTGTCGCCGCGCAGAATTGGCGCGTCGTCGCCAAGGGTGCCCAGGGTATCGGAACCGTCAACGTCGCCGGCATCCGACTGTGGACGGAGAAGCGGCAGCTCTCGCCGGTCAAAATGTTCAACTTCCACCGTTCTGCCGATCTGGTGCTGGAGCTGGTGCTCACCGAGCGCAACATCGACGTGTTCCAGCGCCAGCGCTATCTCGCCTCGATCCCGGTGCCGATCGCCGCCCACCAGATAGCCGATGTCAATGCTGCCGCCTCGCTCGACACCGTGCTGCTGTTCCACGAGGACGTGCCGACAGTGCGCATCGTGCGCCAGGGTGCCAACGACGAATGGAACGTCGAGACGGCGCCGTTCGGTGATGTCCCGGGCCTGACGGCTGGCACCGCCTTCTCCGGAGACGAGGACGAGGTGAAGGAACTCACCCTGTCGGGGATCGAGGAGAACGACGCGTTCGTGCTGTGGCTGGGTGACATGGTCACGGCGCCCGTCACCTACACGGGCACGGCAGGCCTCGCTGCGGCGGTGGCCTCGGCGCTGGACGCTCTGCCCGGCGTCCAAGGCTCCGATCTGGTGGTGACCCTGACAGCCGGGGCCGCGCCCGGTGTGCGCGTCCAGTTCAGCGGGACCAACGGCGGGCGCGCCTGGCCGGCGCTGACGGCCCAGGTGCTCGGCCGCGACGATATCGAGCCTCTCCTGCGCATCGTGCAGCGCGGGCTCAATGCCGAGGGGCCGCTGTTCGGCGGCACCACCGGCTGGCCGCGCTGCGGCGGCTTCGTGCAGTCGCGGCTGCTCCTCGGCGGCTTCCGTGCGGCGCCGCAGACGTGGGGCGTGAGCCGGGTGGCGGATTATTTCGATTTCACGTCGACGGGCGATCCGCTCACCGCCGATCTCGGCTTTTTCCGCACCCTCGACACCGACAGCGTCGAAACCATCCGCGAGGCGTTCGTCGGCACGCACCTCCAGCTCCTGACCGACAGCAGCGCCTGGTACATCGAGGCGCGCACGCTCGACGCGACGCAACCGCAGAACGCGGTGCGGGCCGTCGGCTACGGGATCGAGGCGGCCGTGCCGCCGGCGATCGCCGACGACGGCACGCTCTTCATCCAGAAGGGCGGCCGCGTGCTGCGCGATCTCAAACTGGGGCTGGTCGACACCGATGGCCGCGCCACCTACCAGGCCGAGCCGCTCTCGCTCCTGGCGCCGCACCTGCTGACCCAGGTGGTCGACATGGCGCACCGGCCGCCGCTCTCGACGTCCGAGGGTAACCTCGTTTTCATGGCGCAGGCCGACGGCAGCCTGGTGCTGCTGGTGCTGCTCCGCGCCCAGGAGGTGATCGCCTTCTTCCCGCACGGCACGGACGGGAAGTTCCGCGCGATCACGGCGACGACCGACTTCCGCGTGGTGGCGGCGATCGAGCGCGAAAGCGCCGACGGCGCCGATCTCTACCTCGAGACGCGCGACGAGGCTGGCCTGCTCGACGCGGCGACGCATTTCACTTTCGACACCCCGCAGACCGTGATCGGCCATCTCGGCCACCTCGAGGGCAAGGCGGTGTGGGCCTACGCCGACGGCGAGCTCATGGGGCCGCTCACCGTGACCGGCGCCGCGATCACCCTCGATACGGCGGCGACGGATGTGACGGTCGGCCTGGCGCCGCAGGTCTCGGGACGGCTGCAAAAATTCCGTGAGAAGCTCGCCAACGACCGCCCGTTCCGTCTGCCGGCGCGCATCTACGAGGTGGAGCTGAGCCTCGTCAGAACCGGGCAGATCGAGATCAGCGTCACGCGCGGGCCGTGGCACGAGATCCAGTGGGGGCCGTGGCAGGAGGCGCCGCTGACCTACATGGACGGCGATGCGCTCGATCCGGGCCAGCTCAGTGAAAGCGGCGGACCCGAGCTGCCGATGATGCAGCGGCTGCTGACGGGCGACGTGCGCCGGCAGAATTTTCGCGGCTGGTCGCGGCATCCCTCGATCCAATTCCGGCAGAGCGTGCCGGCACCGCTGGAGATCAAGGCGATCCGCTTCGAGGTGGCGCATCATGGTTGAGGTGACACGAGTGGTGAGAGCGTGCCCCACGCTGAGCGCCGTCGTGCTGAGGGCCGGCGCTCGCGCCGGCGCCCGCTTGGGCGCTTGGCCCTTCGGGCCTGAGGGCCTCCGGAAAAGCGCAACGGAGGCAACACATGCCAGCGAATAAGATGCGAGGATTGCTGCGCGTTGCGAACGAGATCGAGGCGCGCTCGCGCGTGACAACGGACATCCGGCCGCTTCCGTCATCGGGCGCCCAAGGCGCGCTCAACTCTGTCGCCTCGGATCTCGCCGGGATCGGCGCCAAGGTCGGGCAGCTTGCCGACCACGCGGCGGCTGTCGAAGGCGCGCGCGCGGGCCTTGCTGCCGGGCTCGACCCGGAGTTCCGCCCGACACGCCAGATGACGATCCGCGGCGAGGCCTACGACCGCGCCGGGCTGCAGGTGGCCGAGACGCGCATGCGTCAGGAGATCGAGGCAGATTTCGGCGCCGCCTATCAGAAGCTCTCGAGCAATCCCGACGAGCTCTTCCGCGTGCTCGAAGGCAAGGCGCGCACGTGGCTCTCCAACGCGCCCGAGGAGCTGAGGCCCGGTCTACAGCTCCTGATGCAGGGCAAGCGATTGGAGTTCGGCCGCGACATCGCGCGCCAGCAGGCGGCCCGCATCGCCGCCGAGCAGCGGGCGGCGCTGGAGACCGAGCTGGGCGAAGGCCTCAAGGCCATTCACCAGCGGGCGTTCGCACTCGGTCTCGACGAGGAGGCCGACGCGGTGCTGGCGAACGATCTCGGCCAGCTCGCCCGATCGCTCAGCCGCACCGACGTCACGGGCAAGCGGCTGGTCTCGCCGGAGGCGGCCGCCAAGGCCATGAGCACGGCGCGCGAGCAGGTGGCCACCGCGCGGCTGCTCGGCGCTTTCGAGCGGTTGCCGTCGCTCGATGCGAAGCAGCGCTTCCTCGAGGAGCTCGACCAGGACTTCGCCAACAGCCGCGGGCTCGCCCAGGAGTATGACCTGCAGGGCTTCCGGGCCGTGCGCGGCACGCTCGAAGCCGATCTGCGCGCGTCTCGCGCGGAGGCCTCCGTGATGAACCGGGGGCTGCGGCAGGAGGTGGCGAGCGTGACGCGTGTGCTCGAGAAGGGCTACGCGGTGCCGCCGGATCAGCTCGCCGGCCTCAAGGCCCGCATCCTCGAGGCGGGCGAGCGGGCGCCTGAATTGCAGGCGGACCTAGCCGCCGCCGAGGATCTCCTGCAGCTGCAGGTGGAGCTGCGCCAGCTCAGGCCCGACGAGATCGACACGGTCGCGCGGGCGATGCGCTCGCAAGTGGGCCAGACCGGGGCCAATGAGCACCAGGTCGCGCGCATCGAGCTCGCCGAGAAGCTGGCCGACGAGGCGCGCAAGGAGCTGAAAGCCGACCCGCTGGGCTGGGCCGAGCGCGTCGGGCTGATCGCGGTCGCGCCGCTCGACTTTTCCAGCGAGGAGGGCACGGCGGCCTCGCTCAAGGCGCGCGTCGCGCAGGCCGATGAGGTGGCCGCGCGCTACGGCGAGACGGCACAGTATCTGCGGCCGGACGAGGCGCGGCAGCTCGGCGCGCTGATGACCGAGGGCGGCGGGCAGACGCTGATGCTCGCCGGGGCCGTGGCCAGCGCCGTGCCGGAGCACGCCGAGCGCATCATGGGCGAGGTGGGCAGGGATGCGCCCGCGGTGGCGCTGCTCGGCTCGCTCGTCGCGTCGGCCGGCCCGACCGGCGTCGCACGCGATGCGGCCGACGGCCTGGCGCTGAAGCGCACCGAAGGCTTCAAGGCGCTGGCGCCGACGAAACAGCAGATCGCGCAGCCCAAGTCCGATGCCATCGGCAACGCGCTGACGGCCCTGCCGCGCACGGAGGCGGCTGCAGTTGCCATTGCCAACGCGGCCTACGAGATCCGCGCCCGCCGGCTCGGGCTCACCGGCTTCGACGAGGACCTGTGGAGCCAAGGCCTGCGCGAGGCGCTCGGCGAGCACGAGGTGGCCGGCGAGACCTATGGCGGCATCTTCTACCAGGACCGCAACTGGTTCGGCTTCGGCACCGGTGCGCCCGCCGTCGTGCCGCCGGACGTCAAGCGCGACCGCTTCGGCGAGCTTCTCGACACGATCCGGCCGGAGGACCTGGTCGATCCGTTCGACGTCGGCCCGTCGGCCGCCGACGGCACGCCCTTGAGCCTCGCCACGCTGCGCCGCGCGCGGCTGGTGACCGTGGGTCCAAGCCGCTACTGGCTGGCGCTCGGCGACCTGCAGGACGATCCGCAATTCGTGATGCACGGCGGGCGTCCCTTCGTGCTCGACCTCGGCGCGCTCGGGGACACGCTGCGCCGCAGGCGGCCGGACCTCTACCTCGGGGGTGACTGATAATGTTGGCGGAGAAACCCAGCATCGGCACCTTCACGGCCGCGCGCCCCGAGCCGGACCCGTCATCGCTCGGAGAGATCTACGACGCAGCGGTCGAGAGCGCGCACGACGTCGGCAATTGGGGCTCGATGAAGCTGCTCGAGGAGGAGGCCTACGATCGCCGCATCGACGCGATCAAGGCCGCCACCGGCATCGTGCTCAGGAACCCCTACCGCATCCCGCCGAACGTGCGCGCGGGGCATTTCGGCGAGCTGCAGGAGAACCTGCGCGACCCGCACGTCGACTTTCAGTCCGAGCTCGAACGGCTCGCCGAGCAGTTCCCGGACCAGATCGATGCGATCCGGCCGGGGCGCTCGCCGCGGGACGAGGCGGCCGCGCGCGCGAACAGGACCGAGAAGAAGTTCCAGGACGTTTTTGCGCGCGGCCCGGCCGGATGGAGATGGGGCGCCGCCTTCGCCGGCGGCTTCGCCGGGTCGCTGAGCGATGCCGGCAACGTCTCGACGATGATGCTCGGGCCGACCGGGCGCGTGGCCGCCGGCGCGGCGTCGGTCGTCTGGATGGGCATCAAGCAGGCAGTGGCGAACGCCGCTGTCGAGGCTGTCCAGCAGCCCGCGATCCAGCACTGGCGCGCCCGGGCGGGACTGGAGCACGGCCTCGGAACGGCCTTGATGGACATCGGCATGGCCGGCGCGTTCGGCTTTGTCGCCGACGCAGGTGTCCGCAGCGCCTTCCGCGGTTCGCAGAGGTTCCGCAGCCGCGTGCCGGAGCTTGACGCGGCCGGCAACATCATCCGCTGGCGGCGACCCGACGAGGCGCTCGACGATGCCGCACGCCGGCTCGGCAGGACGTCGACCGTGCGCAAGGCGGCCGAGGGCGACCGCAAGGCGCTCGACCGGCTGGCGCGTGAGACCGGCGCCGACGCCGATCCCGCGGTCCGGGGCGCCCGCCAAGCGGCGGAGATCGACGCCGACGTCGCCCGCCCCACGCCACCGCTCATCGACCGTGGCGACGGGCTCTCCAGCCTGGTCCAGGCGCTGCGCGCGGCAGAGGACCCGATCGAGCCGCCGCCGATGCGTCCCGATCCCGTGCCGGAGGCGACGGGGCGCCGGCTCGCCGACGATGCCCCGGCGCCGCCCGCACGCTTCCGCATGGATGCCAAGCCGGTGACCATGCGCGAGGTCGCGGCGGCCGAGCTCGTGACCGATGCCGGCACCTTCCAGTTCAAGGCCGGCGGCGATGTGGAAGGGGCCACGGGCCGGCTCGCCGGCGTGCGCCAGTGGGACCCGCTGGCCGCTGGGCGCATCATCGTCTTCGAGCGGGTGGACGGTGCGCTCGTCATCGCCGACGGGCACCAGCGGCTGTCGCTGGCCAAGCGTCTCGAAGGGGATGGCCACGAGCCGATCAGCCTGCAGGCCGTCGTCTTCCGTGAGGCCGACGGCTGGACGCCATCGGACGTGCGCGCGCTGGCGGCCAAGAAGAACCTGCAGGAGGGCAGCGGCACCGTCATCGACGCCGCGCGCGTGATCCGCGAGCGGCCTGGCATCCTCGACAGCAGCGTGCCGCTCGGTACCGAGGCCATGCGCCAGGCGCGCGCGCTCGCCAAGCTCTCCGACGAGGCGCTGGCCGCCGTCATCAACGGCGAGATCGCGCCCAACCACGCGGCCGTGATCGGCGACCTGGTGCGCGACCGCAGCCAGCACGCCGGCCTCGTCCGGCGCCTGATCGAGGGCGAGCCTGCCAACGTGCGCGAGGCCCGCCACATGGTGGCCGATCTGATGCAGGTAGGCGCCAGGGCCGAGGCGCACCGCACGCTGCTCGGCGCCGACGCGCGGGCGCTGATACCGGCGCGCGCCAAGGTGCTCGACCGCGCCGTGCGGCTTTTCCGCGAGGACGCGCGCATTTTCTCGCTCATCAGCCGGGAGGCGCGGCGCATCGAGCAGGCGGGCAACCGGCTCGCCGTCGACGCCAACGCCGACCGGGCGCTGACCGGCGAGGCCGTCGTCGCGCTGATCGAGGATCTGGCGGTGCGGGACGGGCCCGTCTCCGAGCTGCTCGACGAGGCGGCCCGCGCGCTCGAGGCGGGCACTAAGGTCAAGGCGGCGGCGCAGGATTTCGTCGACGCCGTTCGCGGTGTGATCGAGCGTGACGGGCTTGCGGGCCTCATGCCGCATGAGCAGCCGCTCCGGGGCGCGCGCGGCATCGACGCGCCGGGCGGGCCGGAGGCGCAGGCGCAGGTCGCCGCGCTCGAGCGGGAGCTCGGCGCCCGTATCGACCAAGCGCTCGAGGTCGCGGCCGAGCGCGCCATCGACAAATGGGCGGCCTGGTCGAAGGCCAACGGGCGGCAACTGCCCGATCTCAACCCGCTGGCCCGGGCCGAGGCGGTGAAGCTGATCCGCGGCGGGACGGCGGTGGCGGATGCAGTCGACCGCGCCGTGGTGGAAGCGGCGGCCGCCGCGCGGGAAGCTGAGGCGCCGCGACCGCCGCGTGATCCGCTCGAGGAGATACGGGCAGAAGAGGCCGAAGCCGTCGTCGATACCTGGCGCTTCGTGCAGGAGATGCGCCGCGCGAGGCGGCCGCAGCGGCTCGTCAATTTCTTCGTCGAGCGGGGCGGGATCAAGGATGAAGGCGGCGATTTGCGCGCGATGATCGGGCGTCCGCGCGACCGGCCGGGGCTGATATCGTCACGGGGCATGGCGCTGGATGATGCGGCGCACCTGGCCTGGGAAGAAGGCTTCCTGACGGGCAGGGAGCGCCCGGAAATAAATGATCTGTTGTCGGCCATCGACGACGATCTCCGTGGTACAATGGTCGTGCGGGAAGCCGACCGGGAAGCGCTCGAAGCGTTCCTGGCGGCAGAGGAGATGGAGGCTGATCTTGGCAGGCTCGGGCTCGAGGACGTCAGAACAGAAGCCGAGCTCCGGCAGCGGCTCGGCCGAGGAGATGCGGGCGGCGCGCGAGAAGGCCGAGAAGGGCTGGGCGGTGATCAAGCGCGTGCTGGCGGACCGGAAGACGAAGCTCCACTAGACGAGCCACCATTCGACCTGGCCGCGCTCGGCGATCTGCCGACGCGGGATAGGTTCGACATGGCGATCGCGCTCGGCGAGGTTGCCGAGAACAGCGATGCCGTGGTGCGCGCTGCGATCGACAAGCTCGACGAGGTGCGCGGGCTGATCCCCGGCGGGGTGACCGTCGGCATTCTGAAGCGGATCGAGCCGATCCCCGGCTCCCGGCATGTCAATGCCGTGTTCGCGGGCGCGGATGGCGGCGAGTTCGAGCTGCGCGGCCCGTGGTCACATCTTCGATCGAAGCGCGCGAGCTGGCTTCCGGGCCGCCGCACGCTCGTTTTTTTCAAGTACGGGGACGACGCTGACGCGGCCGCCAGCGTCGCCGAAGTCTCCCAATCCCTCGTCGGGGAGGTCCTCCACGAGCTGGTTCACGTCTACCGGGCGCTCGGTTTGATCGACGACAGGACGTGGGCGCTTCTTGTCAGGCATGCTGAAGACCTCGGTGTTCTCGACCTGCGGTTTGCCGATTTTGCGCAGCAGACCGGGCGGCCCTGGATGTCCGACCCGGATGACCCTGACACGCTGCGCGTCATCTACGACCGCAACTATAGCACATATCAGGATGCAGCTTCGGCAATTGAAGAGGAGGGCCCCGCCCACCTGATCGAGATGATCTTCCACGGCGCGGTCTCTCCGTCGAAGGTCGCGCCGATCGCGCACCTTCTCGAAGGCATCTTCGCGGGCGACGGCGGTGCGGTCATCGGGCGCCACCTCGCGGCCAACGAGAACGCGCCGATGTTCGCCATGGCCGGACAGCGGGCGCGCTCGGCCGACCTCGTCCGGCTGGAGGCGGCGCAGGCCATGGAGGGCGCGGGCCGCACGGCCGAGGAGATCTGGCAGACGACGGGCTGGTTCCGCGGCGCGGACGGCGCCTGGCGCTTTGAGATTTCCGATCGCGATGCCAAGCTCAGGACGCGGGCCGAGAAGCTTGCCAAGGGCCAGATCGCCAGCAAGGCGATCGAGGGCCGGGCCGACAAGATCCTCGACCACCCGCTGCTCTGGGAGGCCTATCCTGAGCTCCGCCGCGTGCGCGTGCGGCTGGAGCACGACCGCCGGCTGGGGCGGCGCGGCGTCGTGCTGGAGAACCCGCGCGAGATCCGCGTGCGGGCCGGCAGCGCGAAACAGGCGCGCCTGGTGCTGCTGCACGAGCTGCAGCATTTGATCCAGGTGCGCGAGGGCTTTGCCCGGGGCGGCTCGCCGGGGTTCATGACCCGGTGGGTGCGCAAGGCGCTCGGTGATCTCGACCAGGCCGCGGCGCATGCGGTCGAGCGGCTCGAGGCCTACGAGGCGACGATCGCGCCGTTCGACGCCGGGAGTACGCAGCGGGCCGCGCTCATCGATGAGCTCGGCGGCCTGCTCGCCGAGCGGGAAAGCCTCGAGCAGGCCAGTGCCCGGCTCCTCTACTTCAGGCTCGCCGGTGAGGTCGAGGCGCGCAACGTCGAGCGCCGCTCCCTGCTCCGGCGCCCGGAGCGGCTGGCGCAGCCGCCCGAAGCCACCGAGGATGTGCCGCGGGTCGAGCAGATCGCCCTGCGCGAGCGCACCGGGCCGCAGCTCACCGACGACTGGGAAGAGGCGCTGTGGGAGGAGCTCAGCCAGCGTGCGCATCGCATCGAGACGGCCGCGGAGCGACAGGGCCAGGCGCGCGCGCCGCGGGCCGACAGGTCCCCCGTCGAGATCGAGGCCGACCGGCTCGCGACGGCCTTCCGGACCTTCGAGGAGAAGCTCGCCGCGGAGGGCATGTCGGCTGCCGAGATAGCCGACGCCATGACCCGGCATTTCGGCGTCGAGGTCGATCCGCAGGATCTGGCCCGGCGCATGGTCTGGTGGCGGATCGAGGACGTGCTGAAGGCCGACCGCCGCGCGGGCCGCCTGCCACGCAAGCCGGCCGAAGCACGCCCCGGCAAGAGCGTCGGCTTCGGACTGTCGGAAGATGAGAGGGCAATGGCAAGAGACATGGTCGGGGCCGGGCAATCAGTGGTCGAGGTCGCGCAGGCGCTGTCTGATCGCGCCGGCCGCTACGTGAGCGTGGCGGCGGTATCGCAGACGGTCGAGGCCGAAGGGGTCAGCCGGGCCCTCGGGCCCACCGAGGTCGCGGTGGCAGCTCCGGATTTGGCAGGGCTCACCGCACGCCAGATGGCAGAGCGGCTGAGCGAGCGCCTCGGCCGCATGGTCACGGAGAAGGCCGTCTATCGAGCGCGTGATCGGGCCAAGCAGAAAGGCATCGCCCTGCCGGAGATCAGTGGCGCACAACCCAGGCATGGGCGCAGCCCGACCTGGCTCAACGCAGGCAAGTTCGAGTGGACGCCGGAGGCGCTGGCGATGCTGACGCGCGAGGACCTCGCCAGCATGAAGGCAGCGGACCTCGCCGACCTTTTGAGCCAGACCTTCGGCGGCCGGCTGACGGCCAACGCGGTGCGCCTCAAGCGCTCGAAGCTCGCGCGCGAGCTCGACGAGGCGAACCGCGCGACGGAGCTGAAGGACACCGTCGAAAGCTGCAAGCTGTAGAGAGGAGCGAGGTGTGGACGAGGAAAAGCTGAAGCTGGACGAGTATGTCAAGCAGATCATTGTAGCTGCGCAGCAGGACCGCGGGGCGGAAGAGCTCGTGGCTGAGCTCGTCAGGGAATACGCCCGCAAGGCGTACCAAGAAGGTCGAGGTTCCCTTGCCGCCGAGGTGGCGAGATTGGCCAGTAAGAAATGAGCCTCAGAGATTGCATCCGATCAGCCCAAGCCCAGGGGCACATCACCCTGGAGGAGGCGATGGCGCTCGAGCGGCGCTACGACCAGCTCGTGCGGCACATCCAGTCGCGCGGGGCGGCGCGCGAGCAGTTGATCGAGGAGATCGAGGCGGAGGCCTTCGAGCGGCGCCGGCGGGCGCTGCTCACCGAGGCGCGGCGGGGCGAGCTGGAGGCGGCGATCGCCGAGCACCGCAGCGCGCGCGGCCAGCCGGACCCGGCCGGCGCCTTCCGCTATCTGCACGAGCACCAGGGCCAGGCGCGCTTCGAGGACGTCGAGCACAAGCGCCTCGCCATCATCGCCCAGGCGCACGCCGAGATGGAGGAGCTGCTGTTCGAGTTCCGCAAGGGCTCACTCGCGGGAGACAAGCGGCGCCAGGCCGGCTCCTGGTTCGCCTCGACGCGCACCGTCACGCGGCTGGAGAACGTGGTGCGCGAGCTGTTCGGCCGGGACAGCGGTGATGCCCATGCCCGGCATCTGGCGCAGTCGTGGAGCCGCATCGCGGAGGACCTGCGCCAGCGCTTCAACGCCGCCGGCGGCGCTATCGGCCGGCTGCAGGACTGGGGGCTGCCGCAGAGCCATAACGCCGAGGCGCTGATGCGCGCCGGGTTCGACGCCTGGCGCGCCTTCATCGAGCCGCGGCTCGATCGGGCCCGCATGGTGCACCCGGTGACCGGGCGCCAGCTCACCGACGAGGAGCTCGCTGAGAGCCTGCGGCTGATCTACGACCGGATCACGACGGACGGCTGGATCGACCGCGACCCCTCCGGCCAGCCGCAGGGCGCCGGCGCGCTGTTCCGCCAGCACGCCGACCACCGATTTCTACATTTCCAGGACCCGGAAAGTTGGCTCGACTACGCCCGCGCCTTCGGCGAGGGCGATCCGTTCGCGGCCATGATGGGCTACGTCAACGTGATGGCCCGGGACATCGCGGCCATGGAGATCCTCGGGCCCAACCCGGAGAGCATGCGGACCTATCTCAAGCAGCTCGTGCAGCAGCAGACCGGCAACGACGCGACGGCCAACGTCGAGCTGTTCCGCGCCGACGAGATGTGGGCGCACATGCGGGGCGCTGCCAACACGCCGGTCAACGCGACCTGGGCCAACGTGCTTTCGGGCACCCGCAACATCATCACGGCGAGCCGGCTCGGCAAAGCGGCGATCACCTCGATTTCGGATCTCGGGACACAGGCCATCACGCGCCGGTTCAACGGCCTGCGCGCGACGCGCACCTTCGCCGACGTGGTGCGCCAGTTCGGCCGCGAGGACCGGCGCGAGGCGGTGCGTGCCGGGCTGATCCTCGACGGCGCCCTGCACACGCTGCACCAGCAGGCGCGCTACGTGGGGGCGCTGTCGGGCCCGGAGTGGACCCGCTGGCTCTCCGACCGGGCCCTGACCTTCTCGGGCCTGTCACCCTTCACGCAGGCGGGCAAGCACGCGTTCGGCCTCGAGCTGCAGGGCTTTCTCGCCGACCAGGTCGCGCACGGATGGCGCGATCTGCCGGGGCCGGTGCAGCGCATGCTCGACCGGCACGGCTTCACGGCCGACGACTGGGACCAGCTGCGCGCCATGCCGGTCTATACGCGCGAGGGCGGGGCGGCACTGCTCAGGCCCGCGGAGATGGCCGCCGCCGGCCGGCGCGATCTCGCCGAGCGCTACATCGCCATGATCCTGCGCGAGAGCACCTACGCCATCCCCGAGAGCACGGTGGGCTCGCAATCGCTGGTGACGGGCTCGACGCGGCCCGGCACCATCATCGGCGAGCTCGCCCGCACGGGCATGCAGTTCAAGTCGTTTCCGGTGACCTTCGTCATGCTGCACGGCGGCCGCGTGTTCCGCGAGGTCGCGGACGGCTCGATTGCGCGCGGGGCGGTCTATGCCGGCGGGCTGCTCATCACGCTGACGCTGTTCGGCGCCCTGTCCATGCAGCTCAAGGACCTTGTCGCCGGCCGCGACCCGCGCAAGATGAAGCCGATGGACGAGGAGGGCCGCGAGTTCTGGGGCGCGGCGCTGCTGCAGGGCGGCGGGCTCGGCATCTACGGCGACTTCCTGTTCAGCGACGTCAACCGCTTCGGCGGCGGCCTGGCGCGCACGGTGGCGGGCCCGATCTGGGACACGGCCGACCAGCTCCGGAAGCTGACCATCGGCAACGCCTTCGAGTTCGCGCAGGGCAAGGACAAGACGAACTCCGGCCGCGAGCTCGTCGGCTTCCTGCGCGGCCACACGCCGGGCGGCACGACCTGGTATCTGCAGCTCGCCTATGAGCGCGTGGTGCTCGACCAGCTGCAGCACCTGACCGACCCGGAAGCCCGCGCCGCCTTCCGCCGGCGGATGGACAGGCGCCGGCGCGACTTCGGACAGGACTACTGGTGGCGGCCCGGCGAGACCAGCCCGCGGCGCGGGCCGGCGTTGGCGCGTTAGCGGTAGCGATCTTTGCGACCCGTCGAGAATGTGCTCTCGTATGGATCGTAGTTATAGGTCCGGCTCGAGCCGTCGTTGTACCGCTCGCGCCATGACCCGCTCAGCGTCTGGCCGGTCTGCGAGTGCAAATCGCCATTGCGGTAGGTGTTATAGCCGCCGCCGAAATTCTGCTCGGTGCGGTAGGTATTCCCGTATTGATCGGTCGAGCAGGGGCCGGAGACGAGCTCACAAGCGGCCTGCGCTGACATAGGGGCGACGATTGAAAGAGCCGCGATCAGAATTACACGCATGAACTCCCCCTTACTTCTTAACAATTAAGCGTTGCTTGGCACTATTGCCATTTCGTTAAGACTTGCCCTAGTATCGTCAGCGAGCCGACCGAGTGCTTGCGACACCCGGCCGGCCCTTGATCTTCCACCTGATTGGAGCAGGAGAAAGACCCATGCCTACCTTACCGGCCAGCCGCGCGCTGGCAACCGCCGCCGCGCGCATCCTCCCCCAGCCTGCCTTCGGGCGCTGACCTTTCCCACAACCGGAAACCGTTTCGAGGAGGTGCAAGCCATGCACGCCGGAATGTCGCCCATCGACCACATCGCCGACACCATCGGCGGGATCTTCCGCCGCCGACGGAAAGCGTTGCCGCCGGCGCCTGTCGAGCCGCAACCGTTGCCGCCGCCGCGCGCGCATCCCGTGATCGGGGCGCTGACGGCCGCCGGCCGCGCCCTCAACAACCTCGAACTGGCCGCCGCCATCGGCTGCTCGCCCGGCCAGGCGAGCCGCCTGCGCCGCCAGGTCGAGCCCCACGTGCGCACCTGGCGCGACGGGCGGTGCCTCTATACGGCGCTGCCCGGCTGGCAACGGTTGCAGTAACGGTTGCGGCGTTGGCAACGGTTTCCGGGCCATGCAATGGTCGGAAACCGTTGCAAGTTCTCCGCGAGCTGACACGAGCGGAGAGAGCGTGCCTGGCCCCTGCGGGCCTTGGGCGCGGCAGCGGGAGCAAGCGCGACCCGGCCGTGAGGCCGCCCCGGCGGAGGCGGCCCGGCCAAAGGCCGGATCAGCCGCCGTGAGCCAGACCAGAGGTTAACACTCCCCCGCTGCCACTAGGCTGCCCTCGACGCTTTTGCCCGAGGGCTGCCCGGCATGACTGTCCCTTTCAGCTCCCGCACGTCCGGCCCCTACACTGCGATCGCCGGCGAGACCGTGTTCAACGTCGCGTTCCCGATCGCGGCGGCGGACCAGCTCGCCGTCTACCGCCGCCGCAACGGCGAGGTGGCGCTGCTCGAGCTCGACGTCGACTACACCGTGCAGGGCGTGGGCGAGGCCGACGGCACGATCACGCTCAGCCAGGGCGCCGAAGAGGGCGACGTCATCGCCATCGACGGTGACAGCCCCTTCGAGCGCAGCGTCGCTTTTCCCGGCTTCCGCTCGATCCCCAACAACGCCGTCGATGCGGCGTTCGATGAGCTCCAGCGGCAGATCCAGGAGCTGGGGCGCGAGGTTTCGCGGGCCGTGCGGCAGGACCCGACGGACGACAGCGCGCTTCAGCGGCTCGACTTCGGCGCCAATCCGGACACGGTCGTCGGCGTAGACGCAGAAGGCAACCTGGTGCTGCGCGAGGCGCCCAGCGGAGAAGCCGGCCCGATGGGCCCCACTGGACCGGCGGGGCCGACAGGTCCGACGGGCCCTGGCGGGGCAACCGGTCCATCTGGTCCGACGGGCCCGACAGGCCCACAGGGCGCGGCCTCGACCGTGCCGGGCCCGACAGGGCCTGCCGGCGCGGCTGGCGCGGCTGGCCCGACGGGGCCTACGGGCCCGCAAGGTGAGCAGGGCGAGCAAGGCTCGGCCGGTCCGACGGGGCCGACCGGACCCACGGGCCCGCAAGGTGGCCAGGGCATTCAGGGCCCGACGGGCCCCACCGGTCCGCAAGGCGAGCAGGGTGTCCAGGGCCCCACGGGTCCGACCGGGCCGCAGGGCGAGCAGGGCCAGGCAGGCGCGACCGGGGCGACCGGCCCCACAGGGCCGCAGGGCGGGCAGGGCCTGCAGGGCGTGCAGGGTCCGACGGGGCCCACGGGTCCGCAAGGTGGCCAGGGCGAGCAGGGGATCCAAGGCGAGCAAGGTCCGTCGGGCCCGACGGGACCGACTGGCCCCGAGGGTGCGGCATCGACGGTTCCTGGTCCGACGGGACCGACTGGCCCCATCGGGCCGCAGGGCGCGGCGATCAACATTCTCGGGTCACTGGCGGGGCCTGAAGAGCTGCCGCCGACCGGCAGCGCCGGCGACGCCTATCTCATCGCCGGCGATCTCTACGTGTGGACGGGCGCGGACTGGGAGAACGTCGGCAACATCCAGGGCCCGCAGGGTCCGACCGGTCCGCAGGGCGAGCAGGGCCCGACGGGGCCGCAAGGCGAGCAGGGCGTTCAAGGTGTGCCGGGCCCAACGGGTCCGACCGGTCCGCAAGGCGAGCAGGGTGTCCAAGGTGTGCAGGGACCGACGGGCCCGACAGGTCCGCAGGGCGAGCAGGGTGCCCAGGGTCCAACCGGGCCGACTGGACCGCAGGGCGAGCAGGGCATCCAGGGCCCCACTGGTCCGACCGGCCCGAAGGGCGACCAGGGCGATGCTTCGACCGTTCCCGGTCCAACCGGCCCGACGGGCCCGCAGGGTGAGCAAGGCGTCCAGGGCCCGACCGGACCCACCGGGGCAGCGTCGACCGTTCCCGGTCCGACGGGACCGACCGGGCCGACCGGACCGGCGCTGAGCACGCCTGTAAGCGTCAGTGACGGCGGCACAGGGTTGAGCGCGCTCGGGGCGGCCAACAAGGTGCTCAGCGTCAACGGTACCGGCACGGCGCTGGTTTATGATTGGGGCATCAACCAGCATCTGCAGACGATCGACAGCCCGCAATTCGCCGGCCTCAACCTCGGCCACGCCTCGGACACGACGCTGACGCGGTCTGCGGCAGGCGTGGTCGCGGTGGAGGGCACCCCGCTGCTCCGGGCGTCGCAGAACCTCGGCGATGTGGCGAACGCCGTCACGGCGCGCGGGAACCTGAAGATCAAGACGCTGACGCAGGCGCAATATGACGCGCTGAGCCCGCCGGATGCCGACACGCTCTACTTCATCACGGATGCTGCCTGATGCCGGTTGTCATCTTCCTGAAGTCTGGCTCTAGTTGGGAAGTGCCAGCCGATTGGAACAATGCAGAAAACACGATCGAGTGCACCGGCGGCGGCGGGAGCGGGTCGCAGGCCGGATCTGGCAGCAACGGCGGTCCTGGCGGCGGCGGTGGTGCCTATTCGGCCATCTCCAATCTTGCGCTCACACCGGGAGCTTCGATCAGCTACGCCGTCGGGGGCGTGGCTGGTGACACATGGTTCAACGGCGCTAACCTTGCCGCATCATCCGTTGGCGCCAAGGGCGGCTCTAGCGCGAGCGGTGGAACGCCAGGCGCCGGGGGTGCGGCAGGCTCCGGTGTCGGGTCGACGAAATATTCCGGGGGCTCTGGCGGGACTGGCTCGCAAATTTTCAGTATCCCGAGCGGTGGCGGTGGCGGCGGCGCCGCTGGTCCGCATGGCAACGGAGGAAACGGCGGCAACGCAGACGGCGACCAGGGCGGTGGCGGCGGTGGCGCCGACGGCGGGAGCAACTCACCCGGGCTCGATGGCGGGAACAATCGCCTCGGCACGGGTGGCGGCGCGTTCGGGTTTCCGCCTAGTGACGGTTCCGGCGGGGGCGGAGGCGGTGGAAGCGGCGGCACCGGAAGCGGGGCGAATGGCTCCAACGAGACGATCTGGACGCAAACATCAAACAATGTGACCGCGGGGCCGGGCGGCGGTGGCGGTGGCGGAGGTGGTGGCACCGACAGCGGCGGCTCGGCTCATTCGACATCTTATGGAAGCGGCGGCGGCGGATCGGCACGGGGGTCGACTGTTCCCGGTGCCGGCCGGCCTGGACTGATCGTCATCACCTATGAACCGCTGGCGGAGACCGGGTTCAGCAACATCTACCTCGGTGAAGCGCAGATCAACGCCATTAAGCACGGAAGCGACGATGTCGTGGCCGTCTACCACGGCACGACGAAGATTTTTGAGGCAGCATGAAAATCGCCATCTATGCCATCGCCAAGGACGAGGCGCGGTTCGTCGACCGCTTCATGGCCTCGGCCGCCGACGCCGATCACATCGTGATCGGGGATACCGGCAGCACCGACGAGACCGCGCTGCGCGCCAAGGGATTGGGCGCGGACGCCTACCCCATCTACATCTCGCCCTGGCGCTTCGACTTGGCGCGCAACGCGGTGCTGGCGCTCATTCCGGCCGACGTCGACGTGTGCGTGCCGCTCGACCTTGACGAGGTGCTCGAGCCCGGCTGGCGCGCGGAGATCGAGCGCGTGTGGGAGCCGGGCCGCACGACCCGCCTGCGCTACGTCTACGACTGGAGCGGCGGCGTTGTTTTCGTCCAGGACAAGATCCACGCGCGCCACGGCTACCGCTGGCATCATCCCTGTCATGAGGTGGTGGTGCCCGATGGGCGCACGCAGGAGATCGCCGCCACGACCGGCAAGCTGCTGATGCGCCATCTGCCGGACGCGACCAAGAGCCGGTCGCAGTATCTGGATCTGCTCGAGCTGGCGGTGAAAGAGGACCCGACGTGTCCGCGTAATGCTTTCTACTACGGGCGCGAGCTGGTGTTCTGCCGGCGCCCGCTCGTGGCCGTTGCAGCCCTGCAACGCTTTCTCGCCATGCCCGAGGCGACGTGGGGCACCGAGCGCGCCGCCGCCATGCGCATGCTGGGCCGGGCATGTGATGCACTCGAGCAGCGTGACATGGCGCTCGCCTGGTATCGGCGCGGGACGGCCGAGGCGCCGGGCGAGCGCGAGCCTTGGGTGGCGCTCGCCAAGGCCTGCTACGAGCGCGCGTTGTGGCCGGAGTGCTTCGCTGCGGCACGCACGGCGCTGGCGCTCACCGACAGGCCGCTCGTCTACACGAGCGAGCCGGAGGCCTGGGGGGCAAGGCCACACGATCTGCTGGCGCTCGCCGCACACCATCTCGGCCTGCGCGAGGAGGCGCTGGAGCACGGGCGCAAGGCGCTCGAGCTGGCACCCGGCGACGAACGGCTGCGCGCCAACCTGACGTTCTACGAACAGGGAGCAAGTGCGACCCGGCGCGTTGCGCCGCCCCTGCGGAGCCTGCCCGCGCGCAGCGCGGAACAGCAGGCGTGAGCGCCATAACCCTTCCCGGTTAACACCGCTCAGTCCCGCGTATCGTGAGCCCCGCAACCAAGGGGGTGCTCTCAATGCGCTGGATGGAGATCGCCTGGGCCGACGCCGGCGTCGAGGAAGTGTCGGGGCCGAAGGCCAACCCGCGCATCGTCGAGTATTTTCGCGGCGTCGGCCGGCCCGACATCACGTCCGACGAGATCGCCTGGTGCGCGGCGGCGGTCGGCTTCTACCTGCTCAAGGCCGGCATCTCCATCGACCAGATCCCGAAGGAAAAGCGGCTGCTCGCGCGCAGCTTCGCCGCGATCGGCACGCCGCTGCCAAAGGATCAGCCCCGCGTCGGCGCGATTGCCGTGCTCTCGCGCGGATCGAACCCGGCCTACGGCCATGTCGGCTTCGTCACGGGCTGGACGAAGGACCAGATCGTGCTGCTGGGCGGCAACCAGTCGAACAAGGTCTGCACCCAGCACTTCGCTCGCAGCCGTATCGTGGCGCTGCGCTGGCCGGAGCCGCCGGCCAAACCGAAGGACCTCGAGGTGGCGGGCTCGCGCACGGCGGCCGCCGCCAAGCGGCAGCAGAAAGATGCCGGCAAGGCGACGCTCGCACAGTCCAGCAACGTCGCGGTGCCTGATGCACCAGCATCTGCGGCGGCACCAACGCCTCCGCCTGCAGATGCGGCCGCGTCACTGCCCGATCCGAACCAGGTGCTCGAAACCGGCAGCCAGTGGAAGGGCCTGATCGAGACGGCCGAAAGCCTCGCCCTTTTCTGCTGGGCCAAGTGGCCGTGGATCGCCGGCGCGCTCGCCCTCTACTGGCTCGCCCGTATGGCGTGGGACGCCTGGCGCGTGCGCCGCTGGCGGGCCGAGGATCACAACACGGGGGCCAACACGGCCCGCGCGGTCGCCGAAGAGCCGGCCGGCGTCGAGGCCGACCTCGAGCTCGAGGAGGCGGCATGACCAAGCTCCTCGCATTCTTCTTCGACGGCGTGCTGGGGCGCGTGGTGGCGGTCGGCATCGCGTTCGCCGCGCTCCTCGGCTGGTGGCAGCTCGACCGCTACGGCCAGCGCCAGGCCGGGGCCGCGGCCGAAAGACAACGGACGGAAAGGGCAGCCCATGCTCAAGTGGAACAGGCTCAGAGTGTGCGTGCTGATGCCGAGCGCAGCGCTCGCGGTGAGCGGGTGCGCGCTGTTCGGCGCGACCCCTACCACGCCGCAGGTCGTTGACACGAGCCTGCAGAGCTTCCGGCCGATCACGACGCGGCCGGGCGACACGTGCCAGACCATGCGCGAGGCGGCCGCGCACAACTCCGTCTACGACACCAAGAAATTCGAGACGCGCAAGGTCTATTGCGCGCCGTGCGACTGCCCGGAGCTCTATCCGAAGCCGGCGGCGAAGCCTGCGGCGCCGGATGCGTCATCGCCTCCGAAGGTCAGCTGAGCGGAGCTGGACAATGAATGGACAGGCCAGCCGCGCAATTCGACCTTGGCTACTGGATGGGATCGGCGGCCCAGCGCCTGGCGGCGCTCGAGAAGGGCCAGTCGAGGCTCGACGGCGAGCTCGCGGCGCTGAAGCGCGAGGTGGCGACCGCGTTCACCTGGGCGCGGCGGGTGGCGCTGCTGGCGGTGCTGTGGACCGGCGCGATCGGCGTCAACCTCGACCCGGCCATGATGGCCGACCTGGCGCTGCAGGCCGTACGCCTGGTGCTCAGAGGTGGCTGAGCGTGGCCTGCTGGGCCGCCTGGATCGTGTTCGGCATCGGCCTCGGGCGAGTGCTGGTGGAAGTGGTGGAGAGGGTTTTCAACTGAAGAGGAAGAGCATGACTAGGTCGGACACACCCTACTGCATCGCGTTCGATACGAAGGACATGGCGCCGCGGATCAAGGCGGTGCGGGTTGACCTCAGCACGTACATTATGCGGGACATGGACGAGAAGGTGCGCGTCGACCTCTGCGATCACCCGCTCTACCCTGCCCTCGAGCGCTACGTGCTGGCCAATCCGAGCGGCGAGGGAACGCATCAGGCCTGATGATCTCATGCGCTGCGAAACCTGTACTCTAGGGAAGTCGCAAGGTGCTGATCGACCACTGGCCTGCATGTCAAAGGCAGGGCCGTTCAGAGGCTGGTACGTAGAGCCGCACGATGGCTGCGCGGATTGGCGAGCAGCGCCCTCCCGCTCAGGTAAAAGTCGGACGTCCGACTTTTGATGGGGCGGAATGTTCTCGCCCCGTTCTTTTGGAAAACTCGCTAAGTCCTTGTTTTCATTGGTGGGTGTACAAGGACTCGAACCTTGGACCCGCTGATTAAGAGATCCCGTGAACTCTTGTAAAATCAATATCTTAGCAGTCGGACGACCCTGTGTTTTCGGGGTCATTTTCAGGAAAAGTCGGACAGGCGATGCAGGCTCCGTAGACGGCTGAGACTTTGTCGGCTGCGGCCTGCTTTGTGTCCTCGCGCCCGTGGGTGGTGAGACCCTCTCTGGCCCATCCGGCTTTCGCATACATGCTCCATGACCATTCGCCGGCGGCCGGGCCGTGCTCGATCTTCATGATGCGGCCGACCTGGGTGCCGCCGTCGCGCGCGCAGTAGTCGTAGGGGCGGGTCTCGCCGCCGATGAGGGTGTGCTGCCAGGTGAGCTTCATCCCTGCGGCCCCGGTCCTCCTGTCACCAGTGACGGAATATCAAAGGCCAACAGGCGGCGCCACACATGAGGCCCCACGCGAGGCTGATGAGGCCATCCGGCAGCAAGCGGCCGCCGATAAACGCGGCTGCTGCCGCAAGGATGAAGGGAAGGCTGCGCATGCCGATGCTCCTTTTCCAGATCAAACCGCAATCCCTTCTTCTGCCATCCACGCCTTCAACCGCGCGATTGCCGCGTCGGCCATGGCGTCGTCAAGGGCGAGATAGTGCTTCAGGACCTGATGAATGCTGGCGAGAGAATGGCCGGTGATGGCGCGGATCTCGGGCACCGTGCAGCCGGCGAGCGCCAGGCGCGTGACGGCCGTGTCGCGCAGGTCGAGGAACTGCTTGTCCGCGATCGAGACGAAGTCGCCCGTCGCCGCCTTCTCGCGGACCTCGCGGAAGCGTTTGCGGAAGTCGTGCTCGTCGTAGCCCTCGCCGGTGCGCTCCGACACGATCAGATGCCGGCCGGTCTCGATCTCGGCGACGTCGCCGGCCCGGCGCCGGCGGCGGATCGCCTCGACGCGCTCCTTGAGCGCCGGCGTGAACGGCACCGACACGCGGGATCCCGTCTTCGACTGCTTGAACACGGCGCGGCCGTTCTCGGTGCGCGGCCATAAGAGGGCCAGAACGTCGCCCTGGCGCTGGCCGGTGTGCAACGCCGTGATCACCGCGTCGGCGACGGAGGCATGGCCGAGCTGGTCGGCAGTGGCGACCAGGTGCGCGATCTCCTTCGGAGTCCACACCATGATGCGCGGCGGCAGGGACGGGCGCTTGAGCTTGTAGGCCGGATTGCTCTCGGGCTCCCGCCAGCCGACGAGTTCGGCGTAGGAGAGCATGGCGCGAGCGACGGCGAGGATGCCGTTAGCCATGGCGTGGCCGCGCGTCGCGTAGGTTTGCTCCCACCAGCCGACCATCTGCGGTTTGGTGACGGCGCCGACGGGCGCCGGGCCGAAGTCGTCGTCGAGCCAATGGCGGATCTTGTTGGCATAGTCGGCCTGGGTGCGCGGGGCCAGGAGCTTGAAGTCGGCCGAGACCTTCCACTTCTCCCACAGCGCCTCGCAGGTGCGCGCCGAGCGGCGCGGCACCGGCGGCCGGCGGCGCGGCTGCCCCTCGGCGCGCCAGGTGTCGAGCTGTGTGTTGATCTCGCGGGCGGCGGCGATCGCCGCCTCGAGGCCGAGCCAGCGGCCCGCCTCGTCCTTCAGGTCACGCCCCTTGAAGCCCTTGGCGCGGAGACGCGGGCCGGGCTCCCAGCGGGGCCGGCCGTCGCGCCACTTGAGATAGGGCACCGAAAAGTTGGCCATGGCTGCATTCCCCCTCGAGCCATCGTGTCGGAAATATCAGTGTACCACGGCCGACGAACGATCACGGAAATGTGATCAGCAGGCCCCGCAGCTGAGCAGGCCGGCGATGAGGCCGCCGGCGGCGCCGGTGATGAGCATCAGCGCCGTCCAGAGCCAAGCGGCGATGGTCAGGCGGACGGCGCGGAGCGCGGTGGTCATGGCAGCGGTCCTCCGATCTCCTTCAGCCAGGCGATCAGATCATTGATGTCGGTGAAGCCGAACTTCTCGCGCTCCTCGTTTTGCCAATCGCGATCGGTGCTGTCGATCGGCACGCGTTTCACCTCGACGAGCCAGCTGCCGCGGGCGGCTGGTATGATCTCGATTTTTGCGAGACGCAGTGTGCTCACCGGCTGGTCGGCATTGTTCTCGGTCATCGGTGTCTCCTCAGCTTGCGAACTTCTGGTCGAGGTGGGCGCGCCAGCGCTCCTCCTCGAGGGTGGCCTGGGGCACGTGACGGACGCCGGCGGCCGCGGCGGCCGCCGCGCGGTAGGCCTGCGCCGCGAGCCGGGCCTCCTTGTCGAGACCACGATCGAGCCAGGCGTAGACCTGAGCCCGCGACCACACCAGCGGGGGCTTGCCCCCATTCAGCGGATGCGGCAGGCGCTCCTCCTTCGCGAGCCGGCGCCAGTGCTCGTAGACGTAGGAGACGGCGCGGCCGAGCTCCTCGGCCAGCTCCTCGGCGGTCAGAGTTGGGCCGGGCATGTTATGGCCTCACGCCGGCTGTTCGGTGCTTCGCACCGGCCGGCTCCGGCGGGGCGGCGCGCGCGCCGGCGCCGGCTTGGGCGCTGGCTGCCGCGTAGCCGGGGCCACGCCATTCGCTCAGTTCGGCTGCGAGTACGGTGGCAAATAGGCGGGCGGCCAGGGCGCCGTGACACATGCGCATGCTCTGCCCGAGCTCGGTGCGGATTTCATCGCACGGCCACACCTCGAAGATCGAGGCGTAGTGATAGGTAATCACCGCGACGGTCTCGCCGTTGAGGCGACACTCGGTGCCCCGGCCGGTGGCGCAGAATTCCAGGTCGGGGATCGGATCTGGCATCGTTGTCATCACCGCCCTCCCCGTCCGATGATCCGCTCGAGGGTGTCCTCGAGCTCGTTGAGGTCGACCGCGTCCAGGCCGCAGACCTCGGCGATGCGGCGGTTGGCGGCGGTGGCGATCTCGCGAGCGCGCGCCAGGACGCGCTGGCCCTCGGACGTCAGCGCCACCATCTTCGCCCGCGCGTCGGCCCGGTGCGTGCGGCGGACGATCCAGCCGCGCCGCTCCAGGCGCCGCAGCATGTCGCCCAGCGTCGAGCGGTCGATGCCGGTGACGCGCACGATGATGTCCTGTATGAGCGGGCCGCCGGCGAGCGCCTCGAGCACGGTCAACTGGCGCGGCGTCATCTGGCTGTCGAGCCGGTGGAGCTCTTCCTGCAGCAGCATGTCGGCCGCCTGGCTGGCCCGGCGCAGGAGGACGCAGAGGGGCGGCGTGGTGCAGGTGGCGAGCGCGGGCCGGCTGGCGGGTGTCATTGCGACCGTCATCGGGCTATCTCCTCAGGTTTTCGACAGGAAGGCGGCGAGCGCGACGGTGGCGACGCCGGTGATGAAGCCGAGGGCGAACATGGTCGCGGCCGAGCCCCTCGGCCAGCTCCTCAGCGGTGAGTGTGGGGCCGGGCATCAGAACTGGCCTCCCTTGGTGATCCGCTTCAGGAGGTCTTCGAGTTCGTGGAGGTCGACATTGCACAGACCGCTCTCGTCGGCCACGTATCGCATGACCACGTTGGCGACATAGCGCGCTCGGCCAAGGACGCGGCGACCGTAATCGGTCAGCGACACCTCATAGGTATGAGCCGATGGGTGCGGAGGCCGGCGACTGACCAATCCTCGACGAGCGAGATCGCGCAGCGTGCGGTTCAATTTGTAGCGGTCAACATCGACGCCCGACCTCATTTCGTATTGCAGGCGTGGCTGGTCGAGCTTTCCCAGTAGGATCAACTCTGTGGCTGTAACATCGTAGAGAGCTTTCTCCCGGCCCAAACGGGAATAAGCCTGCAAGGCTCCGATAAGCTCTGCCTCCATGATCCGAGTGACACTCCGAAGTTTCTCGATCAGCTCCAGGGCATCGCTCGTATCGGCCGGCTTCTGCCGCAATACTGCCTCCTCGATGGCGGTCATCGGATCACCTCCCGATGTGGTCGGACAGAAAAGCAGCAAGCGCGACGGCGGCGATGCCGGTGAAGAAGCCGAGCGCGAACATGGTCGCGAGCGGCGTGATGGCGATCTCGGCGCCCATCAGGCGACCGCCTTGCGGCGGATGCCCGAGACCTGGCCGTCGGCCTCGAGGAACAGCTTCGCGCTGGTCCAGGCGCCGCGGCGGGCGAGATCGAACGTCGCCTCGGCGACGATGTGATCGCGCCGGTCTCTCACGATCGCCCGGAACTGGTCGAGGCTGGCGTCGCGGTAGAGGTCGTAGACCTGGCCGCCGCGGCAGGCGCGCCACCAGCCCTCGTCCATCTTGCGTAGTCGCAGCGGCTTCTGTGCGGGCAGCTCTGCCATGGGCGCTCTCCTGCGTTGGCTTCGGTTGCGGATGGTTGCTTCGCCTGGGCGGCGGCGCGGCGGACCTTGCGCTCGGCATCGCGGGCGCGGTTCAGCGCGACGGCCCTCGCGATCTGCTCCCTGCGGAGCTTGGCGCGGAGCGCCTTCACCTCGTCGGCATAGCGCGCGATCTGCGCCTCGAGGTGCTCGAGATGGCGGGCGACGCGCGCGGCGGCGGAAGACGATACTGACATGGATTAGGGCTCCCCTCCCGGAACTCGGGGCTGCCCGGACCGGCCGCGCTCTGGGGGAGACACATCAGGCGCGGCCGATCCGGGTCACCCCGCATCTGTCGCGGTTGGGGCGCTCAGGGCCCTGCTGGCGTGGGGGCCGCCCTCTTGTGCAGGCCGGCACACATCGTAACCGCGACGGTGCCTAACGTACGTGTGCGCAAATGCATATTCAAGAGGGAAAATGCATATGCTTTTTTTTTTTACAGTTTCCTGACGAGGTGCTGCACCACACCGGTGATCTGCACGCGGTCGTGCTCGATCAGCAACGGTTTCCGCCGCCGGGGCGAGAGGGTGGCCGCCATCAGGTAGGGCGGCTCGTAGAGGCGGAAGACGGTCTCGGTGGCCGCCTCTTTCCAGTCCTTCAGCGTGGCGCGCACGATGTCACCGGGCGCGGGGCTCGCCGACGTGTCGACGATGAGAACGTCCCCCGGCAGCACGCCGGCATGCTCGAGAATGTCGCTGCGCGAGATCCACGGCTCCACGTCGCTCCGCGCACCGATCAACGCAGCTATCGCCTTTTGCATGGCCGGATCGGCTTGACTTTCCCGGAAATGCTCGGCCTCCGGCTTGCGCGGGCCTGCAACGGGCTCGCCGCCGGCGGGTACGCCGAGCGGCGTAACTCCTGCCACATGCGCAATTTTCGCGATCGACCGCAGGCCGAGCATCGGCGCGTGCGGATCGCTCAGGAAGCGGGTCAGCGTGGTCGTGGCCAAGCCTGCGCGGCGGGCGAGTGCCGACGGCGTCTCGCCGGTGCGCTCGAGGATCCCTGCCAGCCACTGCTTGATCTCATCGCGCGAGGGTTCCATGCTCATGACACTGCTCATCTCGCGCGCTGAGTAGTCCATTTTTATGTCCACTGCGAGCTGCAAGAAAGCTCACTGACGGCGCTTGACAAAGTGCGCGAATGCATATGTGATGCGCGTATGCATTCGAACTCGCATACCGCTGTCCGCCTCGACCTGCGCGAGGCCGCCGACCTCGACCTCCCCGAGCTCGAGGCGCTGCGCACGAAGCTCGGGCTGAAGCAGGCCGAGATCTGCCGGAAGCTCGAGATCAGCCCCAGCACCTACCAGCGCTGGCTGCGCCACATCAAAGGTCTGCCCGGCGGCGTCTGCCCGCAGCCGCGCTCGCTCAACGCGCTGCGCGCGGCTGTCCTCAGGGAGGCGGCGCGCCGCGATGTGCTGCCGGCTGCCTGACCCGACCCGGCCGGCGGCATAGCGCCGGCCCTCCAGTTCCTTGCGTCCCGTTGTTTGTGCGTAGCCCGAAGCGCGATCGATAGGACGTGTCCAGATGACGCCCGTAGCCGACCCCAAGGCGCTGCCCGCCACCGAGATCCCGATCGAGGAGGAGGACGCCTTTCGCCTTCTCGCCGAGCTCCAGGTCGATGGCGGGCGCAAGCCGCTCGATCCGGAGCGGTGGATCGCGCTGGCGCCCGACGGCACCTACGCCCTGCTCGAGTTCATCGGCTCCGTCGTGCGCCAGATCGGGCCGCGGGTCGGGTTCGACGATGCGGTCGACCGGGCGGCCGCCATCTGCGCCGGGAACGATCACGCCCGCACCGATCCCCTTGCCCTACAGGCGCTGGCGCTGGCGCTTGCCGGCGGCGTCGCCCGCAAGCGGCAGGACGAGGCGGCCCGGCGGCGCCGGCACGACGCGGCAAAGACCGAGATGACTGGCGGCGGCTCCGTCAGTCCCCGAGGCGCGGCCGGCGATGTCCCGACGCCGGCCGCGCCGCCTCACGCCAACGTCAGCGCGCAAACGGAGCAGGCGGCATGAACGAATTCGCTGCCGCCTCGGCCATCGTCGCCGAGGCCCTCACGCTGTTCATCCTGGCGCTCGCGACGACGGCCATCGTCACGGGGCTGATCGTCGTCGCGGCCGAGGTGGTCACCGACCTGGTCGAGCGCTGGCTCGGCCCGGGCAACTCGGACGAGGGCCAGCCATGACCGCCCGGGTGATCCGCTCCCTTTCCCGCAATGCCGACCGCCTTGCCTCCACGGCCGCGTTCGCGGCGGCATCCGTCAGCGTGCGGGCGTGCGGCGCCGCCGGCCCTGCCGCCCGCCAGGAGGCCATTTATCTCGCGGTCACCGTATTCGGCCGGCCGCTGCGCAGCGTGGCACGCGTCGCCGGCATCTCGGCGCCCGGCGCGCTCAAGGCCGTGCGTGCGGTCGAGGACCGCCGTGAGGACCCGGGCTTCGACCGGGCCCTGGATGAGCTCGAGCTGGAGCTGATGGGATGACGAAGCCGCTGGATGAAGCATTCCACGAGCTGATGCAGCGCCTGGTGCTGTGGGCTGCGGTCGCGTTCTGGGCGCTCGAGGCGTACATGAACTTCCGCTTCGGCTGGCGCACGGGCGGGATCGGGCTCGGCGGCGTTCTGCTGGCGGCGGCGTTCTTCGCCGCGTATCTGCCGGTGTCGATCGCCGGGATCAAGGGGCGTGACCAGGCGGCATGGGCCAAGCGCCTCGCGCTGGCCCTGCCGCTGGCGCTCTGCGTCGTGGTGAGCCAGGTGGCGGGCTGGTTCACGCTCGGCACGCTGCTTGCCGACGGCATGGCGGCGCGCCAGACGCAGGCCTCCGGCCGGTCGACCGCTGCCGATGCGCTGAAGCTCGCCCGCGAGGAGCGGGCCGCCATCGGCACCGTGCGCCCGATCTCCGCCATCGAGGCGGAGCTCCAGCGCGAGCTGCTGAACAAGAGCAGTGCGTTCCCCGACGGCCGCGGACCGAAGGCGCTGGCGCTCGAGGCGGAGCTCGCCACGGCGAAGCGGGCGGCCGAGCTCGATGCGCGAATTCCCAAGCTGGTCGCCGGCCTCGAGGGCCGCGCGCAGGTGGCCGAGGGCACGCCGCATCTCGACGTGCTGGTGCGCGCGACGGGCGCCGCGCCGCAGGAGGTGGCGTTCTGGGTCCCGGTCGGCCTGACGGCCGTGGTCGGCCTGTTCGCCAACTTCGGCTTCCTTCTCGCCGGGGTCGGCCGCAGCGGGCACGGCAGCCGCCGGCCCGAGCCCGATCCGCTCGAGGCCTTCGACTGGGGGCCGCGGCGGCTGACGGGGCCGGCGGATCATCAGTTTCAGCATTACCCAGGGGAGCGGTCTGGCACGGCTCGCGAGGCCTCCAGCACCCAGTGGGGACGCGACGCGGTGGAGCCCGTGGTCGGGGCAGCCGCGTCAGACGTAGGGGCCCAGCCCGCCGCTCCATATCAGAGAGGCCCTTCGGAGAACGGTTCCGCATCCTCCGGAGGGCCATCCGCGCATCACATGCATGGCGCCCCGATCAACATCTCGGTGGCGCTGCCGGCGGCCGGCGTGGGGGGCGGGCTCGGCGAACGCCTGAGCCATCCGCCGGCCGCCGAACAGCTTCCCGGCCCGGCACCGCGGCCGCTGCTGCCGGCGCCAGGCGCGGGAGTGGCGCTCAAGGCTCACGCGACGGCGTCACCGCCGGCGCCGCAGCGGCCGGTGCAGCGCAATCATGTCCAGGAGATCGTCGACCATCTGCTGACGTTCCGTGCGGCGTGCGTGCTCGACGCAGCGGGCGGCATCGTGCCCGCTCAGGAGATGTACGAGCGCTATGTGGCGTGGGCGGGCGAGCGGGCGATCAGCGCCGCCGCCTTCGACACCATGTTCGGCGAGCTCGCCGGGGTGGCGCGTGTGAGCTTCGGTGGGGTGCCGCACTACCGCGGCGTGGTGCTGAACCGCGAGCCGCGGCTGTCCGCGGTCGGTGAGTGAGATGAGCGGGAAAGCCTATCGAGGCTGGTGGAACGGGCCCGGCGCCAAAGAGGGCAAAACGCGACGCCAGCAACGCCTGGAGCTGGACGCGCGCCTGCAGCAAAGGGCGCAAGCAAGGGAGCAAGCGCGACCCGGCGCGAGCGCCGGCTCTCAACGAAATGGGCGCCGCCGCCAACGCGCGACGTCGCCGCGAGTGTCAGTGAAGGAATGAGGCTGCCGTGGTGATGGGGGTGAGCGCGGGCATCCTGGGGAAGCTCTAGGGCGATGTCGGGGCAGCCGGCCCTTCGGGGCTCCTTTTCACGGCAACTAATCGCCCGTCCCGCGCACCAATTCGAGGAGGTGAGGCATGGCGTTCAAGCACGCGAGCGATGGCGACACGCTCTCCGCCGGCCAGTGGGAAGTGTCCGGAGTGATCGTTCACGAAACCGAGAAGGCGCTGCTCCTCGACGACGGCGCCTCGAAGCAGTGGCTACCGAAGTCGAAGGTCACGATCGAGCGGCTCACGGAGGATCACGTGACCGTGTTCATGCCGGAGTGGCTGGCAAAGGAGAAAGGGTATGTCTGAGCACGATCCGGTGAACAGGCCGTCGCACTACATCGGTGATGGCCTCGAGGTGATCGATGTCATCGAGGATTGGGAGCTCGGCTTCCATCTCGGCAATGCGCTCAAGTATATTCTGAGGTCAGGCCGCAAAGGCGACAGGATCGAGGATATCGAGAAGGCGCGCTGGTACATCGAACGCGCCAAGCGGCCCGGGCTTATCGATCTGCCATTGCCACGCTGGTCGAGCACGATCGAACCGGCTCGCGTCACGTACGCGTTCCGGCTGCCGGTTTATCTCAGCACGGCGGTGCTGATGATCCATCGTGCCTCCCGCAACCGCTGTCGCACGCCGGAATGCTTGGAGCGGGCTGGGCTCGAGCTCGATGCGTGGATTGCCCACCTGACGGCGCGAGCAGCGTAAATGGCGCCGGGCTCGGACATCACCGAAATTAAATCTTTGCTCCAGGCGCGCATCCTCGACCTGATCGCCGTGCTGCAGATCGAGGGCTACCGCGCCGGCCGCTCGTGGATGGGCAAGAACCCGACGCGGGCGGACAACAAGGCGGGCAGCTTTCTCGTCTACATCTCCGGCGCCCGCACCGGCGGCTGGATCGACATGGCGACCGGCGACAAGGGAGACGTGCTGCAGCTGATCCAGTACGTGCTCCGCTTAGCGAAGATCGGCGATGCGATCCGCTGGGCGAAGGATTGGCTCAACTATCGCGACGTGCCGGCGCCGGAGCGCGCGAAGGTCGCCGCCGAGCTCGCCGCGAAGCGCGTGGCTGCGGAACAGCAGGAAGCCGAGGACCTCGACAAGAAGCGCAATCGCGCGTTCTCGGTCTGGCTCAAATGCGAGGCGGAGTTGAGGGGCACGCCGGCGGCGCGCTATCTCTCCGCCCGCGGCATTCGCTATTCGGTGCTGCCGCGGCCGCCCCGCGCGGTGCGGTTCTCACCGTCGCAGAAGTACACCGAGACCGGCGAGCACTTCCCCGCGATCGTGGCGCTGATCACCGGCAATGGAGGCGAGCGCCTCGCCATCCATCGCACCTTTCTCGCCCCTGACGGCTCCGGCAAGGCGCCCGTGCAGCACGCGCGCAAGGTCTGGCCGTCGGGCTGGGCGGGGGGCACCATCAAGCTCGCCCGCGGCGAAACCGGGCTGTCGCCGGCGGAAGCCGCCAAGCACGGCCTGTGGGACAAGCTGATCCTCTGCGAGGGCATCGAGGACGGCCTGTCGCTCGCCATGGCGTGCCCGGAGTATCGGATCTGGGCGGCGATCAGCCTCTACAATCTGGCCAACGTGCGGCTGCCCGACTGCTGCGGCGAGGTGATCGTCGCGGCCGACAACGACTGGGGTAAGCGCGGCGCCGAAAAGCAGCTGCAGCGCGCGATCGAGGCGCTCGGGCGCCAGGGCCGCAAGGTGCTCGTGGCGCGCAGCCACGTGGGCAAGGACGCAAACGATGCATTGAGAGGGGCTGCTTGACCGCAGAAGGACGCCTATGGGGTACATGACAGACGGACTGACGTTCAACGCACTTCGGGGAGCCAACAAGGCCCGACTGCCTCAGTTCAAAAATGGGCGCGGCGAGCCCGCGCATTCTCGACCGGACGGCTCCGATTGGGCCCTTTCGACGTGGTGCAACGCGGTGCTCGGTGAGCTGGGCGAGGCCGCCAATCTAATCAAGAAGATCGAGCGCGGGGACATCACACTTGATGATGCACGCGAGGCGCTCGGCAAAGAGCTGGCCGACGTGGTGACCTATCTCGACATCCTGGCGTTTCGCGCCGGTGTCGACCTGGGGCGCGCGACGATCGACAAGTTCAACGAAGTCAGCGCCCGTGTCGGCGCCAATGTCCGACTGAGGGCTGACGATTGGTATTACGACGCCGCTCTGCGCCGGGAGGGGCGATGAGCATCGAGCTTTCATCAATGACCGTTCTGGAGCTCGAGCAGCTGCTGCGCCAGGTACAGGCTGAGATCTGCCGGCGGCGGAGGTTCGAGCCACCGCCACGGGTGGCGCTGGCGCGGTTCGCGGCGGGCATCAGAGAGCAGGTGCAATGAAACGCTATCCGAACATCATCCGTTTGAGCCCGCAGTGGCTCAAGAGCTTAGGTGAATGCCACATCGGCTTGTCCGACGGCAGCTATGTTCCCGCCCGACCTCTCGGGGCCAGCTACAGCCGTTGGCGTGCAGCATGGCTCGTTTGGACGGGCCGCGCAGATGCCTTGATCTGGCCAGCCAAGCAGTAGGACCACCATGAACTTCGACTACGCCGTCGCCGCTGCCGACGTGGCCGCCCGCGCGCTGTTCCGGCCACCGGAGGAGGCGCCGCCCTGGTGGACCGACGTCGCCGATCGGCCGCTGTCGCAGGCGGACCTGGCGCGCTTCGTCGAGCGGAACCCGGGTGCGCCGGCGGAAGGGCTCTATCGGTTCGTCGCCGGCCGCAATGCCTCGCCTGCGGCGTGGCGCCGGCTCGCACCGCAGATGCGCTCGGCGTTCGAGATCTTCCGCGCTTCCTTTTCCGCCATGCTGGTGCTGGTGCGCGAGGCAGAGCGGGCACGCGATCAGCCGCGGCGGCCGCGTGAGCGGCCCAAGCCAATAGAGCCGGCGACCGCCGTCGGCGCCGCAGGCGCTGATGCCGGCGGCGCCGGCATTGCCCCACAGGGGCCGGCGGTGCCGACCGCTTCGACACCACCGGCCGAGGGATAGAGCTCCAGGCTGGCGGCACTGACAGGCGCCGCACACCGGGTAGAGGGGGACAGGGATGATGCTGCCAGGGGGCCGGCCGGCGAGGCCGGAGCCGACTGCTCGTGTCGGCTGAGCCAGAGAAGAAACCGAACCTCGCAGCGGTGCGGGCGCTGGTCGCCGATGCGCAGCCGGTGCCGTCCGTCGCGCTGTTCCGCGGCGATCCGGAGCCGGGCCAAGCGCTGAACGGCGTGCTGCCGGGCCAATGGACGCCGGATCGCCTCGGGCTGCCGCCGGACTGCCCGGTGACACCGCTCGGCGTCGACGGCAAGACGTCCTGGTATCTCGACACCATCGGGCAGCTCTGCGCCTACGAGAAGCCCTACGGCAAGGCCGATACGATCGACCTGTTCCGCGGCCGCGACGGCTACCTGAAGTGGGCCTGGCCGCGCTGGACCAAGGAATTCACGGTGAGCTCCTGGGACAACGACAGCGCGCGCGACGCGCTCGTCGCTGCAGCGGCCGCCAAGGGGCCGTGGAATGCGGTCGAGAAGGTGCACGGGCGCGGCGCCTGGGCGGGCGTCGACGGCGGCCTGGTGCTCCACTGCGGCGATCATCTGATGATCGGGCGCCAGCGCGTGCCGCCGGGCGAGCACGATGGCCACGTCTACCCCACCCGACCGCCCATTCCCCGGCCCTGGCCCCAACCCATCGAAGAAACACAAAATCCCGCAAGGTTGCTTCGTCCACTGTTCGCCTCGTGGAACTGGGCGCGGCCGGATATCGACCCGCACCTGCTGCTCGGGTGGATCGGCTGCGCGTTCCTCGGCGCCGCCCTGCCGTGGCGCTCGATGGCGTTCATCACGGGCGACAAGGGCTCGGGCAAGTCGACGCTGCAGGAGATCCTCAAGGCGCTGCTCGGCGACTGGCTGGTGAGCACGACCAACACGACGGCCGCCGGCATCTACCAGCGCGTCGGCCAGGACAGCTTGCCCGTGGCGGTCGACGAGTTCGAAGGTCGGGCCGAGAACACCAAGGCCAAGGCGCTCATCGAGCTGGCGCGGCAGGCCTCGTCGGGCGGCCTGATGCTGCGCGGTGGCGACCGGCACTCGGGTGTCGAGTTCCAGGCGCGCTCGGCCTTCATCTTCAGCAGCATCAACACGCCGCCCATGGAGCCGCAGGATTACTCGCGCTTCGCCCTGCTGCAGCTCCACGAGCTGCCGCGCGGGCAGCCGCCGCCGGAGATCGAGCCGGCAACGCTCGGCGTCATCGGCCGCTGCATCCTGCGGCGCCTGGTCGACGAATGGCAGCGGTACGGCGAGACGCTGGCGGCCTACAAGGGCGAGCTCGCCAACGCCGGCATGGACGGCCGCGGGCAGATGACCTTCGGCACGCTGCTCGCGTGCGCGGATCTCATCGAGTTCGCAGGCTGGGACGAGGCGCGGCTCAAGGCGCCGGTCGCGGGCGATCTCAAGCCGTGGTCGGAGATCATGGCGATCGGCTCGATGGTCGAGTTCGAGGGCGCAACGCCCAACTGGCGCGCGTGCCTCGACCACCTGCTGAGCGTGCCCGTCGAGGCCTGGCGCAACGGTGTCAGGACGACCGTCGGCCAGGTGATCGAGGCCTGGGCCAAGGACACGAACAACTTCGACAACGACATCGTCAAGGTGCGCACGATCCTCAGCCAAGCGGGCCTCAGCCTGCAGCGCATCGATCGCGAGGACTGGCTGGTCATCCCCAACCAGAACCCGCTCACGCGCAAGCTGTTCGAAGGCACCAAGTGGGCCGGAGAGCTCGGCGCCAGCGTCTGGAGCGGTGCATTGCGCCAAGCGCCGCGAGGCACGGTGCACGAGACCGGCCAGTGCAAGGTTAACGGCGTCAAGAGCCGCTGCGTCCTGATCCGCCTCTCAGCCCTCTATGGCGACGGCGGGATCATGCAGGACGATCCCGCCCCGGTTAACACCTCTCACCCCGACCCGATGATGGCAGGAAAATGACCGCGCAGATTTTCACGGGCGAGCGGCGGGTTGGGGAACGGGTCTCAACAGGTGATCCCTCTGGTGATCCCCAGCTAATCCACAGAGATCAAAGAGGAAAACGATGTTCGGGAACACGGGAACGGGGGAACGCGGCTCTCACGCATACGCGCGCGCGTGCGCACGTGAGTGTAACCACGCGCGCGTGCGTACGCGAAGGAACGTTCCGTTCCCCCGTTCCCGTGTTCCCGAGAGGGATATTTAGCTGCTCTCTCAATGGGTTGAGAGGGGATCACCGAGGGATCAGCGGCATCAGCAACCGTTCCCGGCGCGGAACGGCAGTAAAAAACCGGGTGTTTATTCGATGACGGATCGGAAGGAAGGGCTGACGGCTGCGATCGAGGCGCTCGGCGGGGCAGGGGAGCCGCCGGCGGCCGAGGTCGACCAGGCCGAGCTGTTCGAAGCCGAGGCGCCGCTGCCGATGCCGCCGGCGAAGGGTGTCAGCGGGCCGAAGGGCGGACGGCCGAAGGGCGCGAGGAACCGGCGGACGCAGGAGTGGGTCGAGTATCTGCTGAGCCGCTATCGCTCGCCGCTCGTCTTCCTGCTCGAGACGTACCACCGATCCCCGCGCGAGCTCGCCGAGCAGCTGGAACTCTACAAGTACCACGAAGGCAAGCTGGTGCTGGCGCCGGTGCTCGACGTGAATGGCGTGCATCTGCGCGACGCGGAAGGCGCGCTGCGGTGGAAGCCAGCGCTGGCGACGGGCGACGCGGCGGAGATCCAGGTGCGGGCCGCGATCGCGGCGCTGCCCTACCTGCACCAGAAGCAGCCGCTGGCGGTCGAGATCCAGGACGAGAAGCGCGGTCTGCTGGTGATCGGCAACCTCACGATCGAGGGTGCTGACGGCGCCGGCGGCGACCTGGCGCTGCCGCTAGCAGAAACCATTGAAGATCAAGCACTTATCGAGCACGAGCCAGAACAGTCGGACAGCGACAAGTCGGACGAAACGGGCAAGTGATTGGAAAACAAAGGGGATCAGGCAAAGTGACCACTGATCGAAAATCAGCGAGGGGGGGTGGCCTAAATCGCTGGCCGGACGGCCGGGGGGGCCTCCCGAAGCGCGCGCGCCCCCTCCCCCTGCGGGGGGTGCTCCGCACCGTTTTCGGTCGTGAGACCGGGACCCTGAAGTCTGGCGCCAACGGGGAAGCTTGGGAAGGCCGGCCGGGGGACGGGGGGTTGGGCCTCTCTCAGATCGAGGCTTTGCCATGAGCTTCGAGCTGCACGCCGGGCGGCGGCATCGGCCGTGGCGCGATTTTCTTACCTCGGATGAGCGCGAACAGCTAGCCCGGATCGATCGCGAAATTGGGGAAATCGACGCGCGCCGCCGCGATCTCTCGCGCGACCGCCGACTGATCACGAACCGGGCGACGCAGCGGGCCGCCTATCACAAGGGGGTGCCGGCATGAACGTTCCGAACATGGCGCTATCTGCGCGCCAGCCGTGGGCGTGGGCTCTGATCCACGGCGGCAAGGATGTCGAGAACCGCGGCGAGATGGCGATCCGCAGGGGCGGCATGCGAACTCTGGTCGGCAAGCGCATTGCCATTCATGCGGCCAAGGGGATGACGCGCGCCGAGTACGAGCGAGCGCGCGACTTCATGGCGAGCATCGGGGTGAGCTGCCCAGCGCCGGCCGACCTCGAGCGCGGCGGCATCATCGGCTCCGCCTTTCTCGCGTCGGTGGTCAAAGAGCACACGTCGCCGTGGTTCTTCGGACCGCGGGGCTTGTGCCTCATCCACCCGGAGCCGGTTCCGTTCATCGGCGCGCGCGGCGAGCTCGGCATGTTCCCGTGGAGCCCGAACCTCGCGCAACCGGAGCCGCCGGCGAAGTGGATGCAGTCAAGGCCATCGCAGTGCGAGCTGGGCGAGTGCGGGTTGTTCGACGGGGTGCCGGCATGAGCGTTCCGAAGCGGCCAGTGCTTCGCTATCACGGCGGCAAATGGCGAATTGCTCCCTGGATCATCTCGCACTTCCCGCGGCACCGCGTCTATGTCGAGCCGTTCGGCGGCGTGGCGTCGGTCCTCCTGCGCAAGCCGCGTTCCTACGCCGAGGTCTACAACGATCGCTGGAGCGATATTGTCGAGGTGTTCCGGGTCCTGCGCGATCCTGCGCAGGCGGCGCGCTTGGCTTCGGCTGTCACGCTCACGCCATTTGCCCGCGACGAGTTCGAGGCTATCGATCCAGCATCTTACGCGCGCGCCGCGGATCCAGTAGAGCGCGCGCGCCAGCTGATATTCCGCTCGCTCGCCGGCTTCGGATCGAACGCGCACAATCTGGGCCGCAAGACAGGGTTCCGGTCAAATTCCGATCGGTCAGGAACCACGCCAGCTCACGACTGGGCGAATTATCCGCAGGCCATTGCCGCCTTTGTCGATCGCCTTCGCGGGGTGGTGATTGAAAACCGGAGCGCCGGCGAGGTGATGCTCGCGCACGATGGTCCGGACACGCTGCACTATGTCGATCCGCCGTACGTGCACAGCGCGCGGGCGATGAACAACCCCTACGATCTCAAGTACGGCGGTTATGCCCACGAGATGACGGATGCCGAACATTGCAGGCTTTCGGAGGTGCTCCGGTCGCTTGACGGCATGGTGATCCTGTCCGGCTATCCCAGCCCCCTCTACGACGAGCTGTTCGGCGACTGGCACCAGGTCGACACTGTGTCCCACGCGGACGGCGCCCGCGTCCGCACGGAGCGGCTCTGGCTCAACCCGGCATGCGTGGCCGCTCTCCGTAATGACCATGGGCCGTTGTTCGAAGGAGTGGCAGCATGAGCGCGCTCGACCGTTTCCGCCAGTTCAAGCCGCCCGGGCCGGTGGCGGCTGCCTTCCTTTCGGATCGGCGCCATCAGGTGCGGGCGCTGCTGGGGCCGCAGGGCGGCGGCAAGTCGGTCTCGTGCATCTTCGACCTGCTGATGAACGCCAGCCAGATGCCGGTGTGCCGGGATGGCGTGATCCGGTTCAAGGTCGCCATCATCCGCGACACATACGGGCGCCTCGAGCAGACGACGATCCCGACCTGGGTGCACTGGCTGCCGAAGGACGGCGGCGACTGGACCGAAGCCGAGTTCGTCGGCGGCGGCGGGCGCCAGGCGACCCACAAGATCCAGTTCGATGTGCTCCGCCAGAGCCAGCGCGTGCCGGTGTACTTCGAGGCGATCTTCGCCGCGATCGGCGACCAGGCGGCCGAAGACTTCATGCGCGGCTTCGAGGTGACCGCGTTCTGGCTCAACGAGATGGACCTGCTTCCGGAGGATGTTCTGACACTCGGGATCGGCCGCATCGGACGCTATCCGTCGATCGAGATGCTGCCGCAGAATACGCCGCTGCGCGGTTTCCCGGGCTACACGCTCGGCAAGCTGCCGCCGGACCTTACCTACGAGACGCTCCCGTCGGGCGCTCTCTACCGCGATTTCATCATCGGCGACCTCAACGCGCCGGATATCGACAGCTGGTTCTATCGCCGCTTCGAGGAGGACCGCGCCGACGGCGTGGCGCTCTACAAGCAGCCGGGCGGGCGCAGCCCGAATGCGGAGAACTTGAGGAACCTCAAGCCCGGCTACTACACCGACCAGGTGCGCCTCAACGCCAGCAAGCGGCACTGGATCCGTCGCTTCGTCGACGCGCAATACGGGCCATCCCTCGATGGCGAGCCGGTCTATGCCGAGGACTACTCCGACGACGTGCACTACGCGCGCGAGCCGCTCGAGGTGCTGGCGAACGCGCCGCTCGAGATCGGCCTCGACGCAGGCCTGCAGCGGCCGGCCGGCATCCTGGGGCAGCAGAGCAGCAAGGGCCAGTTCCGCGTGCTGGCCGAGATCGTGCCGGGGCGCTGCAGCCCGCGCCGTTTCGCGGAGGCCGTCAAGCGCACCGTGGCCGAGCGGGCGCCGGGCCGCCGGATCGACATGGGCTGGGCCGACCCGGCCGGGTTCAGCGGCGCCGACAAGGAGGACGGCGACCTCGCCTGGGCCGAGACGGTGATGCTGGAGCTCGGCTGCCCGATCGAGCCCGCGCCGGCGCAGGAGCTCGACCTACGCCTCGGCGCGGTCAAGGACGAGCTCAGCTACATGATCGAGGCGGGCGTGCCGGCGCTGACGATCGACCCGTCGTGCAAGCTCCTGCGCAAAGGCTTC